TATCAATTGCAATTCCACCATCCCAGGTACTTTCCCAAGATGTTGTATTGTACATTCCAGCACTTACCATTGTTCCTGGATCATTATAAAATCCTCCAGATACAAATGTTGTAACTATAGTTCCAGTTCCACCAATTGAAGTATCATGTATATGGTCTTGAAGTGTTTCTGCATCTTCAAGTGTAGCCATAGCATACCAAGATCCTTCATAATAAACATGAAGTCTTTCTGTTACTGTGTCATACCATAGATTGCCATTAGCAGGATTTGCTGGTGGTGTATCTCCTACTGGGACTTCTACTCCACCTACTATAGAATCTACATACTCTTTAGTAGCAGCATGTAAATTTTCTGTGGGAGTGGCAACAGTGACAGTTCCTCCAAAGATACCGCCATTTGTTACGACAAGGCCATTTTTTACCTTAAAGTCTTTGTCAACTGTTGCCATCTCTACTCCTTAGATTATTAAGCTATTAGTGTTCCAACTACAGTAACATCTGTTGAATTGTTAACAGTTGTTACACGAAGTCTTACATTTGATGCATCAAGATCAGCTGAAACATTTACAAGATTTCCATTTGTTCCAACAATTGCATATTCTGTAATAGCAATATTATTTGATCCATCAAGAGTCACTAGAACTTCTGATACTTCAGTATGTGCTGCAGTCTCAGCTTTAACTAAGAACTTAGCAGAACGATAATCTGCATGTGCAAACTGGTAAGCTGTTACTGTACTTGCTGTTGGTACAGAAGTTGTAGCAGCAACCTGTGTTGCAACACTATTAATATCAATTTCTGTAAAGTTTGGAACTACAGCCTCAAGAGCAGCAACTGCACGAGCATTAGTGAAGTATAGATTATTTCCTCCATTAACGGTGTTGTCAGTTCCTTCTGCAAGGTTATTTGTAGTTGAATCTGCAACACCATTTTCAGCTGTAATGCTTAGTGTATGTGCATTGTCATCGTATGATATTTGAATATTTGTAAGTGATGCATTTTCAAGAATATATCCTGCTGCATCCTTAGCACGATTTTCTGTAAAGTATTTATTTGTTGCACCCTCAGAAATATCGTCAGTGTCGAGTGTTAAGCTTCCACCTAGAGATAGAGAGTTTGAGTTAATTGTTACAGAATCATTAACAAGTGATGCATTAGCAATATTTGAAATTGTATTGCTTGAGCCATCAATTGTCTTATTGGTTAGAGTCTGAGAATCAGATGTTCCAACAATATTTCCTGTTACACCATGAACTCCAGTTGTAGCATTTTGATGTGTAGTTAGATCTCCAGAAACTCCAGATACCTCTGTATCAACATAATATTTTGTTGCAGCATCTTGATTATTTGTTGGATCTTCAAGATTTTCAATTGTATATGTATTTGCTGCATCAATGTTTGCACTAAGCAATGTTCCAGAACCAAGGGTCTTGTTTGTAAGAGTCTGTGTGTCTGATGTTCCTACTACACTTCCAGTTACACCGTGAACATTGGCTGTTAAATCAATGTGTGCGTCTAGTTCTGTATCAACATAATTTCTTGTAGCTGTAACAGTTTCATCAATCTCAAATGTATTACCATCAAGAGTTAAACCGTTGCCAGCAAGGTATGTTCCAGCTCCAGAAAACTGTGTGAAAAGAATTGGGTCTGTTCCAATTGTAACTACTCCAGTTGATGTTTGTACCCAACCAGTATTATCATTAGTATTACCTCCAGTTACGAAGATAAAATCACCGCCGTCTACTTCAGCTGGCGCATCAAAATCTGTTGCACGAATTGCTGAGCCAGATGGTTGAACTTCATAAATACCGTTTTCTGCAGCATTTGTCTGATTTTTTACAAGAACACGATTTCCAGATGCTAGTGTTACACCATCAATCATATCTCCAACCATAAGGTCATTAGCGATGCTGATATTTCCTGTTGTAGCAGTTACTGCTGATGCGTGAATGTGTAGACCTTCAGAAACTCCATCAACATATGATTTAGTTGCTGCATCTGAGGAACTTTGTGGCTCACCAAGGTTGGTAATTCTATATGTTCCTGCATCAAGATTATTTCCTAGTGTTTTGTTTGAAAGTGTTTGTGAATCTGTTGTTCCTACAATATCTCCAGTAACTCCGTGTACATTTGAAGATATATTATGATTATCTATTGCATTAGAAAGATCTGTTTCTGTTGCAACAATAGTATTATCTATAGCAATTGCTCCAGAGACTGTAGTTAGACCATTTCCAAGATGCGCTGAAAATTCACCAGTTGTTGAGTTATAATTTAACCCATCACCAGCTGAAACAGCGCCACGGGCTAAAGTATCAGAAAAATACTTATTTGTTGTGCCTTCAGAAACATCATCTGTATCAAGTGTTACACTTGAACCAAGCGCTGTTGAATAACCATTAACTGTAATTGAATCATTATCAAGAGCAGCATTAGGAATATTTTGAAGTGTATTATCTCCACCATCAATTGTTTTATTTGTAAGTGTTTGTGACCCAGTATTGGTTGTTACAGTACTATCTATATCAAATGTACCTGTAGATGAATCATAATCTAATCCAGTACCGCCAGTAAAGGCACCACGAGCAAGTGTATTTGAGAAGTACTTATTTGTAGCTCCTTCTGGAAGATCATCTGTATTGTGATTTGAAATATCTGATACTGTACCAGTTATGTCTGCTGTAATTGTTCCTGCAGCAAAATTGCCTGAACCATCACGCTTTACAACTGTGTCTGGTGTATTGTTTGGTGTTGCAGTTCCGCCAATAAGACCAACAATGTAGTCTTGGTCGTCCTGCTTTTTTGTAAGAATGTCATAATTGTTGATGGTACCTGTTGTGCCTTCAACAATCAGACCATTTTTTACCTTAAAGTCTTTTGCGACTGTTGCCATTTATTTATCTCCTTAGTTTTAAGCCTTGAGTCCAATACGTGCAAAACGTACTGTGATAGGCGTAATACCCACTGCTGGAGTTACAGTTAAGTTTACTGTAGACCCCACCTTAGAGACGCTAATGGTGCCAATATTCCCATCATTGTCTATTGTGCCATACTCAGAAACATTTACATTTGTTCCATCAACAAGTATGCTCAATTCTGTTGCATAGTATTTATTATCTCCACCTGATGTTTTAGCAATAGAAACTAAATATTTTACAAGTCTCCATGTTGTTGCATCAAAGTTGTCTATTACCGTTGCATTTTCAATGCCATAAATTGTATTCTCATTGTTGCCGAACGTACCAAGGTCTGTTGACTGGGCTGCAACGGTATCAATTAAATCTTCATAATCTTCCTGAGTGGGACGATCACCAGTTTGAAATTTAGTTTTTACGAGTGGTAGTGTAGTTCTGGCCATGGTATGATTATAACATATTTTTGCTAAAGTATATAGTTAGAATAACCAATAATTTGCAATCCAATGCCAGGGATGTTGTTTTGATTATACCCTGGGATTCTTATATCTGTAAATCTTATTCTAAATGGAAGAACTTCATTGATTAAAACAGTACCCCTGGATTCTGAAACGGTAGATCTAAAAAATCCATCATTCTCAATAAGAACAGTATTAATCTTTTGTTTATCTGTTATTATTGCTCTTGCTACCATTATGCAGTAACATCCTCAAGGATAATCATTTTACCTTGAGCTACCGTCCAAACAATCTCATTTTGTGGCAAAGATAGTTCAATATCAAAAATATCATTTGTTTGAAGAATGCCTGATTGCTCTGCTGTAAGAGAAACTGTAAATTCTCCTGGACCATCATCTGGGTCTGCAACTGGTGTAATATTTAAAATTAATGTTGCATTATCTGTAATTGCACCTGGAGTTACTGGAGCAGATGGTCTTTTAACTTGCATTTGAATTGTCCAGTCTGCGATTGTTAAAGGATCTTTATTATCATCTGTTACATAAACACGAAATGAAGCGGTATCACCACGAACAACCGTCCAAGAAACATATGGTGGTGTAGCACCAATAGAATAATTGTCTGATCCTTGCCCTCTATATGTAGCCATAATTCTCCTATATTAAAATCTTTTCTTATTATATCACCATATGACTTGTACTTGTGAGTAGTTTTATGATATACTAGGTGCATAGCACCGTTATGGTGCTATATGCATTTTAGGAGGAAAAAACTTGACAAACAATAAAATGCTGGTAGGGGTAATTAGTGGTACGTTTCTGTTAGTATCTATTTTGGGTGCTATACCGTCTCATGCTACTAGTAATAATTTATCTAAACAGACTGCAGTCTCTCTTGCCACCCCCAAGGTGGCTTTTCTGCTATCTAAGGATAAAAATGAAAAAATACTTACTAAGTATGAAAATGCGACAAGTTTGACTGACAGCCAGTTGGTTGAATTACTTAAGGCGGTAGGGTTCAAAGGAAAAGCTTTAAAGACTGCTTGGGCAGTTGCTAAAGCTGAATCCAATGGTCGTCCATTTGCTTTTAATGGAAACACCAAGACTGGAGACTCCTCGTTTGGAATCTTTCAGATTAATATGCTTGGTACATTAGGTCCAGATCGTACAGAAAAATATGATCTTGATGTATATGCTGAGCTTTTTAGCCCAGTTAAAAATGCTCAAATTGTATACCGTATGACAAAAGGCGGTACTGATTGGAGTTCATGGTCATCCTATAATAAGGGTGCTATTTATAAATGGCTAAATAAATTTCCTGAGTAATTAGGAAATAAAAATACCCCCAGATTTTTGATCTGGGGGTTATTTTTTATTGCTGAGTTAAAACAAATGGATCTTTTAATTATTTTTTATAAGTAGAGTCTGATAATTTTTATACCTATTTTCATATATGTCTGTTTCAGAAAATATATTCTGTACAATGCCATGATTTTTTATTAATTTATCTCTCCTGTAGTATGTTATACTTAAAACCCAAGAAGGAACTGAGATATGAATAAAATAATAAAATTTACTGCTAAAGATAAGTACTCTTATGAACTATGTATACCCCCATTTCCAGCAAGTCAAGCCATCCCCAAATGGCACAAAGATATGACACCTTATCAGATTTCTCCTGATAATCCAGATGGTAAAAAGTTCATTCTTGAAAATAGAATTTCTAATGCAACTTTTAAAAAATGTGTTCCAATGTTGGATGCTCTTACTTCAGGATACATAATTCCGCTGTGGTCTGATGTTCAAATCAAACAAACTATAACTGGACCAAGGATTACTTGGCGTAGTAGCCTTGAAGTGTTTGAGCAACATGGTGAAAATTCTCAGTATGTAGAGAATCCACCTGGATATACAAACTCTGTATTTAAATTTATGAACAAGTGGATTCCCCATACACCAAACGGTTATTCAGTTTTAGTAATCCCACCAGTGGGTTACAGGAACTTGCCATTCAGGGCTATTGAAGCGGTGCTTGATAGCGATAAAGCAAATCTTGAACCATTATTTCCGATGTGGATTAAAGAAGGATTTGAAGGTGTGGTTGAAAAAGGAACTCCTTTAGTTCAAGTTATTCCGTTTAAACGCACCAGCTGGACTGCAGAATTTGATTATTATGCGGATGGAGAACATAAGTTACTTGAGGATAAAACCTTTAACTCAACTCTTGTAAACCACTATATCAAAAACTTTTGGTCTAAAAAAAGTTATCGCTAGTTATTCCAGTTATCAATAAGCGATTGAATATGTTGCCAATTCCAATTTGCTTTATCAATGTTTAATAAATAAATAGCATCCCATCCTGCTGGAATTGTTTTTGGTGTATCATTTGGGTCTTCTGATGTAACAATTCTTTCCTCTCGCCAAGCAACAACTGCTGGCAAAGAAGAAATGCCTATATTTAAAAGCGCAAGAAATGAATTTCTAATTGCTTCTGTTTGTTCATCCCAACCAAATGGAACGCATGTTACATCATCTGGCTTATTAGTAATAAGCGCATCTGCATCGCCGTAAACATTATGAAATAAATATCTCATGCTATTGCCAACTTTCTAGCAGTTCCTGCTCCACCTTCATCTTGGCTACCATATATACCACGCCGTGTTCCACCAGAAGCAACTGGTGTAATTGTTGATGAATCAAGAGTTGCCATTACAGTAACATGTCCACCACCAGAACCACCACCTGGGCGTTCAGAAGCGTTACCACCTGAAACACCACTTGCTGAAATTGTGCCAGAGCCAGTAACTGTTCCTTCAACTATAATAAATAAAACACCACCAGTACCATTACCGCCAGCATTTTCACCACCAGAACCTCCATTGTTACCAGCACCACCACCAGATGGGTTTGCAGTTGGGTATGGTCCACCAGCAGCAACTGCATTACCACCAGCACCGCCATTAGCTCCACCGTTTGTACCAGCAAGGTTTGTTATACCACTATATGTACGACCACCACCACCACCTGATCCACCAGAAAATGATGTCCCAGCAGACCCAAATCCGCCAACTGTATAGTTATCGTTTGCTCCCTGACCACCACCACCAGTTCCTCCGCCAGTTCCAGCAACGCCTTGCTGAGCAGAACCACCATATGAGTTCTGACCGCCAGCACCACCAGCAGCAGGAACTTGTGGATTTGTAATATTTGTAAATGTACCAGTAGCAATACGGATTGCTCCAGCAGTTGTTGAACCACCAGAGATACCAGTACCACTGTGATTTGCTCCCAACTGACTCATTGAGATTGTTCCATTAACAGTTAAATTTCCAGCTACATAAATACAAGTAAATAGTTTACGATTGCTAGGGGCAAATGTTACTCCAGAAGGAATAGTTAAATCTCCCTGAACAACTACCCAAGCAGAGCGAGTATCGGCTGTTGTTGTAAACCAGTTAGAGTTAGTAAATGTGCTAACAGTTTGAGAACCATTTTTAATAACAAAATCATAAGAACCGAGTGATACGTTATTGATTGTCATTGTTCCACCAGTTTGTACAGCAGAAGTTGATGCTGTTGAATTAGCCATACCTTTAGCAATAGAAACAACATCGTTTCCATTTACATTGCTATTTGCTCCAGTAAACGTAATAGCAGTTCCAGACCAAGGCATAGATGTTGCTACTGAACCACCCAACATATCTTTCCATGCAGATCCGTTCCAAATTTCTAATTTAGAAGAACTTGAATTAAATCCAACATAGCCAGTTGGTAAAGCAGAAGTTGAGGGGCGAGCATCTGTTGTATGTACTGGATATTCTGGGTAATTATGAGAAGGATATATTGTAGTAGCCATTTTATTCTCCTATAACTTCTTTATTACTTCTATTAGTTCTGGAGTAATACCTAGTTCGGCAAGTTTTTCATGTACCGCCGTTTTTGCAGCATCTATCTGTGCTTGTTCTGCTAAGCGTT